ATTTATATCTAATATAGCTAACGGAACTCCTCCGCTACAAGTAACATCTGTCACCCGAGTAGCTAACTTAAGCGTAGCATACTCTAACGTTTCAGATTTCGGTGTAGTAACTACGCAAACAACAGGTACATTCTATCCTGTTATGGTAAGTGCTAACACTAGTGCAAACTATGCACTAGCATCTAACGCTAATATTTCATTCAACGCAGCAACCGGAAATCTTTCAGTAACTCTTTTGAATGCTTCTAGCAATGCGAACGTTGGTAACTTAGGAACTGCTGGATTAATCGTTGCAACTGGTAATGTTACTGGTGGCAATTTGGTAACAGGCGGCGCATTGAGTGTAACAGGTAATGCGAACGTCGGTAACTTAGGCACAGCCAGAGTTATTGCTACTGGAAATATTAGCGGTACGCAGTTGATCAGCAATATTGCAACTGGTACTGCACCGCTAGTCGTTACATCAACCACTACTGTTGCTAATCTTGCTGCTGCAACAGCCACTACTGCTGGCACAGTGACAACAGCAGCACAACCCAATATCACTAGTGTTGGTACACTAACTTCATTAGCAGTTACAGGTAATATTAGTGCAGGTAACGTAAGTGCTACAACATTCACCGGTGCACTAAGCGGCGCGGCGACAAGTGCAACTACTGCTGGTACAGTAACAACTGCGGCTCAGCCAAATATCACATCAGTTGGTACGTTAACAAGTTTAAGTGTCACTGGTAACATTAGTGCAGGTAATGTAAGTGCAACAACATTTACAGGCGCATTGACTGGAGCAGCAAGTACAGCCGGTACTGTTACTACAGCGGCACAGCCTAATATTACATCAACTGGCACATTAACATCACTGGCAGTAACAGGTAACATTAGTGCAGGTAATGTAAGTGCAACAACATTTACGGGTGCATTGACCGGAGCTGCAACTACTGCTGGTACTGTAACAACTGCGGCGCAGCCAAATATCACATCAGTTGGTACATTAACATCATTAGGTGTAAGTGGAGCGTTAACTACTACGCAAATTACAGCAGGCGCAAACACTACAGCAGGTAACATAACCGGCAACTGGACATTAACAACAGGTTCAAGTTTAACTGCTACTTACGCTGACCTTGCAGAATACTACGAAGCTGATGTAAAATATCTGCCTGGTACGGTGTTGATGTTCGGCGGAGAGAAAGAAGTTACCCTCGCTGATGACGGCACAAATAAAGTTGCAGGTGTAGTTTCTACGAACCCAGCATATGTTATGAACTCTACATGCCCCGGTCTATTGACCGCAGTTGCGCTACAAGGTCGTGTACCATGTAAAGTTCGTGGTAAAATTAGTAAAGGCGACATGCTCATTTCAGGTGGCAACGGATTTGCAAGACCAAATCAGTTCCCTTCTATGGGTACAGTAATAGGTAAAGCACTGCAAGACTTTGATGGTTATGAAGGCGTCATTGAAGTAGCAGTCGGAAGATTATAAGGATAATAAAATGGCATCTTACGTATATACAGGTAATGCAGTATCACAGCAATCAGCTAATATTGCTACAGACAAAATTAGAATATCAACTACAGGCGTAGGTATTCACGCCGTAACAGGCTATCCTAGAGTAGCCGGTACTGGAACAGCCACAGCAGCAACTAACTCAGTAACAGTTACTGGTGTAGGAACTGCATTTAACACTCAGCTAGAAATCGGCGCTTGGATAGGAAATACCACTGGAACAACAGTAGGAATTGTAGCAAATATTGCTAATGCTACTAGTTTGACACTAACTGCAAACGCAGGAGTAGCACTATCAAATGTTGCATACACTTTCAATAATGCAGGAGTTCCTTACGCAATCGCTACCCAGCAGTCAGCGATTTATTCTGCTAATGACAGCTATAATAGCGTTTATTGTGGTCAAGGTAATGTAGTAGCATTTCTAACAACTGGCGGTGGAGCTGGATCAGAATTCAGTATTACAGAATTAGGCATGCCACATGCTGTTACAGGTACCGAATAATTACGCAATAAAGCTAAATACTTTATATGTTCTCATGAGGAGAACTTATGCAGTACCCACTGCGTAGCGACTAGAACTCGCTCATAACATTAAGGAAAAACAAATGGGACGTCCACTAAAAATCGCTAAGGCTCAAGCAGTCTTGACAGTAACTAATACTACTGCAACAACAAATATCGTAACAGTTTCTCAAACTTTAAGCACATTAGGTATTATTGCCGGTATGCCTTTTGTACCTAGCATCACAACTGGTACAAACTTAATCGCTGCTACAACATATTATATTCTAAAAATCACTGGCGCATCAACATTCACTGTTTCTGCAACCCCACTAAATGCTAACCCAACATCTACTCCGGTTACATTGACAACAGGTACAACTGCATCAGCATTGTCAGTTGGTGTAGTTGATGCTTACTTCAACAACCCAAATGGTCCTCAATGGCCAGCAACAAACGCAAACACTTACTCAGTAGTCGGTGGTAACACTGCAATCTTCGGTAAGCAAGTTCTTGCTAACGTTGCTATTGGTCAAAATGGTACAGGTACATTGTATGCTGCTACTGATACTGAATATGTAACAGGTATTGGTACTGATTTGGCAAACACATTAAGTGTGGGTTCAGTAGTTCAGCTTGTCAGTACATCCGGTACAGCAACTAATTATACCACTTTAGGTTTTGCAAATACAGTTCCTGGTTTAACAACGGTTGCTGTTGCTAACACGCAAAATACAGGTAACATCATCGGTACTTCAGGTAATGCTCAAACATTGCTTGCTAACGGTACAGTAAGATTTACTGCTAATTTGGGCGGCTTAGTCTCTGGTCAAGTTTATTTTGTTAAAGCAATTGCTAACGCATCCGCATTCACTGTTTCAACAACATTAGCTGGAGCAGAAGTTGACTTGTCTAATGCTACTGGTACTCCAGACGCTCAACAAGATGTAGTTGAACTAGTTGCAAATGCGGAGGTGGCTGCATCAGGTTCTTCATTCATTTATGCAACTCCAGAAGCAGGCTTCATTGTTCGTCAAAAGGGCAAGACAAAGTATCTTGTCACCGGTACAACTTCTGGTCTAACTGCCGCGGTTTACACTGCAAACGTTGCAAACACTGCATTGACACCAAACACAATGTCAATCAGAGCAACTAACGCAGCCTCTGGCGTACAATTTGTTTCAAGCGTGAATGATCATAGCTCAGAACTATTCCCAGCAACAGTTGCAGCAGGTTCATTGTCAGCAGGTACTGTATACACAATCTACAGTGCAGGTACTACTGACTGGACAGCAGTTGGCGCAATGGCTAGCATGACTGGTATCACCTTTACTGCTACTGGAACTGGTTCTGGTACAGGTCTTGCAGTATTGGCTAACGTTAACCCTGATGTCATTTCATCGTTCAACTCAGCCGCAGTTGCAAACGTAGACAATGGTCAACCAAATCCGATTGTTACAATCAACAACGCATAAGGAATAAAAGATGGCTCAGGCTTCTACAGTTCAAAAGATGAAAGAAACTGAGACAGAAATCGCAGTCCTTCAGGTACAGTATGGATATCTAAATGAAAAAATGGATGATATCAAAACTGACCTGAAGGACTTGCGCTCTCATATTGATGGCCATGCCCTCGCAGCACAACAACTCATTACAAATTTTCAAGAAGAAAATAAAGAACAACACGCAAAGGTTGAAAAGAAAGTATCTGCTCTAGAAAAATGGAGATGGATGCTTATGGGAGCTGGTGTATTAGCTGGGGCATTGGGATGGCCTACTCTAGAAAAATTACTCGGTATCTAATCAAGTAAGACTATTCAACTTTTCAATTACAATATCAATATTCACAGTAGAAAATAATCCGGGGTGTAAAGGCTTCGGATATTGTCCTTCTGTTACCCAGGCATAACCGACATGCTCATCATTCAATGCAGGAATAAATTCTTCTTCGACTTCACAGAAAAAAGTATGATATACAAATGCGTTGTTCACAAACTTTTGTATAGGAATCAACTTAAGCTCTGTAATGTCGAATGACATTTCTTCATCACATTCTCTTGAAATACCTTCAAACAATGTCTCATCTTGTTCAATGCCCCCACCTGGTATACTCCATGTAGGATTTCTTGAGTCAGTTCTTAGTAAATAAAGATAACGTTGAGTAGATTTACTGTAAAAGAAAACGCCGGCAGCTTGATGGGTCATAAAACTATACTATAATCACCTTGCTCATACCAACCCTCGTAAGATTTCATCCACATACCTTCTGAAGGAACATATCTATACTGTACGTTTGTAGTGAGATTGGTTACAAATTCTACGTTATTAGCATTGATACTATCAAATGAAACTTGCCATTCGCCAGCGTTAGCATTATATTGGATGATATCGTTAGCATACGCTACTAGATCGCCCCAAGCTACAGTAGTATCTCCTTCAGAACCAATGTCCTCTACAATAAGATATCTTACACCTGGAGTAGGTCCGGGCAATCCTGCATTAGGTGCAGTCAATTGAGGATTAATAACGCTGGTTACCGGGGACATTGTGTTTTGCGGCAGAGTATCAGGGTCAATGCTATAAATTAAGTATCTATCATCTAATGGATCAGGTACAATAGTTCCTACGATGTCGTTTTCGATATATGGATTCTGTAACCAAATCTGACTAATACCAGGCTTTACTGCTCCGTATACGTTAAGCAAACTAGCCCAGTATAAACTAGTGTTTGGATTAGTAGGTTGTTCTAGCGATGAATTAGGAGGATAGAGTGCTTCGTTTGCAGGTAGTAACTGTAGTTGATTACCTTGCAATAGTAATTTATATCCGTATGGAGTAATCTTTTGTCGAGTGCCCAACAACAAATCATCATCTTGCATGTCTTGGAAAGCATTACCCTTAAAGATCGACGCAATTACTTTATGAATTACTCCCATCTTCTTAAGCTTACTTGATGTTGTAATCCAAATCGGCATATAGAATTTCCAAGTCATAACATCAATTGGATTTCCGGTACCTTGTGGAATGCTTCTACTTGAGAATGTCAACCCATCTTGATACACTACTGTCAATGAAGTCCAGTCTACAAAGTTATCAGTGCTTTGAATATCTAATGCTGGATTGAACAATACGCCTAGTTGCTCAATTAGTTCTAATTTTTGTTGATAGTTAGTTGTCCAAAAGTCAACAGTAACTCTCAGCTTGTACGGAACAGGCATCATTCTCTCTAACGTAAATGCTTGCCCTTGGGTCTGTTCGAACTCACCAGTATCTTGATTGACTGCACGTTGCCGAATTTGCATTTTGTCTATGAAGAATGGGTCTTGTGTTCTACTTTGTTCGTACTCTAGTCCACTAACATAGTATGTAATCATTGGGGCAGATGGCAAGTTACTAGCACTGTTATTAGCAATAATAGTGGCAGCTTGTCTACTGCTATCACCATACATAATTGGCACACGAACTAAGATATCATTGCCGTTAGGATCTTTGCCTCTGGTAACATACCAATTGCTAAAAATCTTAGCAAATTGAATTAGAAATCTTCTAATCTGATTATCGTAGAAAAACTGTGCCATTAAATCTCTTTATACTACTGGGGGAACAGGGGGTAGCGTCGGCTGTAATACCGACGATAGTGGCTGTGCCTGCGGAACAAATGTTCCTTCACTATTTAGATAGATTTCTTCTTGATCATTAATAAATCCTGATAGTTGCGATTTATCCTCGACAGTGAATCCAGTTTCTGTTCTTACATTCTCGCTGATTCTAACCCAAATTCTACCGTCCCAACGATACAATAACTGAGGATTATAATCTATACGTAAGAAATAATCTCCGACTTGTGGATTCTGCGGGAACGCAATACCGGCGCCAGTCGGATAACCATTAGGTGCTTGACCGTCGCCAGTAAGCATTCCTGCTGAGTAACCAAATGATCTAGGACTCGAACGAACAATAAACTGATATCTAGGATCACAGTCTGCACGATAGTCCATTTGCTGAGTAATGTCACCGGTGAATCCGGGTAGTTCAGGATTTTGATCTGCGGTAGCATAGGTATTATCAGCAGTTCCGTATGGTCCGTCGATGATGCCAAACGATTGCACTGATAATAGCTTAGTAGTTTCTACCGAACCAGAACCACTTCCGATTCTTTCTGGAGCCTGCTCGACCATTTCTAAACTTGCTTGTACGAATTTATTAATTTTGTCATCCATTGACATGTGGTCACTATCTGCGGTCATATCCCAAATAGATTGCAGTGCATCTTTTGATACCTTGATGCCTGCACTTGCATATTTGTATTTTGGATTACGCATATAGACAACTTGTCCTGACGGTGATGTATTGCTGGTTGTAGGGGTTATGAGTACATCAATCGGAGGGGCAGGTTGATTATATTTACCGGAAAGCGTATTATTTGATTCATACTCGCCATATGTTGGAACAACATATAGCTTACTAGTATCGTATCCTGCTTTGGGTACTAACCTCTGTGCTTCTCGTAGTGCAGCATCATTGATTGCAATGTTCTTACTATAGGTTGAGAGAATACTAGCCAAACTATCATTTTCCTTTAACAACCAATATGTTGGGTTAGGAGGACTAATTCCAATCGGAACTTCTATAATTGATTCGTAAATCTTGTCTCCGAACGCAATAGTATAGCCTGGCGGATAAGTTTTATCTTTGTCCCAATCACCGAGGTAGTTGTCTTGATTGATCGGCTCTTTAAGAATGTCAGTAAATTCTTCACTGTTGACAAGTGGTTCACACTTAATACGCCATAAGTGTGGATACCAAGTTTGACTAAAGCCCTCACTTGCATAGTTACTATCCGTAATTTGATAGAATCTCTTTAACGCAACTGGAATAGTTTCGTTGAGTGGATTGTAATCAAGTAAGTGCGGAAGTTCCAGTACGTCACCAACCATAAGTTTTCTACCTACAAGATCTATCATATCGTTGTAGTGGACAGTGATAAAGATGATATCATTATTCAGGAACAGCCCGAATTGGCTTAAGTCAAAGTCTAAGTTCTGTACGTTGTAGTGACCACGTAAACGATAGATATCCTTATCGTATTTTCTGTCACGATTTTCTAGGAACAACAAGTCTTGAATGTTCAATGGGTCTAGCGTATCATAGTTCGGCTGAGTAAAATCAGTTGAAGTATCACCTGTTGCTGGCCCTAAGTATTTGTGAATATATAGGTCTGTCCCGCCTACAGTGAATTGTTCGGCTATCGTTCTGTCTAGAAAGCGATAGTCGTTTTGTTTGTTCGAACGATATAAACTTAACTTTGGCATATAGTTATTTATCGAAAAAAAAGGTTGACACGGTTACCCAAAACTGCTATAAGAAGACTATAGCAAGGAGATAGTGTATGGGATATCGTGTTCTTCGTGACCGTGAGACTAAGTATCAGCCGCGCAAGGGTCTTGAAGGTCCCTTCTTCTATCCAAACGGTCGAGTAACATACTACGACCCGAAAGAGGGCGCATACTGGGACCCAACAACTGACTTTTATCTGTCTTTTGAGGAACAGAACGAACTCCAAAATATGATTTTTGATAAACTTAAGGCTTGACATTGCAAGCCTACCGTTGTATAGTGATATATAAGCTGATAATTCAGGAGATACAATATGGCTCGCCGCCCCGCTATCATTAAAGCTAAGTCTACTAAGAAGACTACTCGTGCCCCTCGTCGCGGCGTCAATCGCTTTAGCTTGATGCCCACTGACAATTGGGATAAGGCTAGGTTCTTTGCTCACTATGATGTTGAGCGCAAAGATTGCGGCAACAAGGTTAGGGAGTATATCAAACAGAACTTTCCTAAGGATGTAATGACTAAGATCAATCGTCTTCCCGATTGGAAGGTTGATATGTATAGTCATTGGGCTGCTACTGCCCATCTTCTTGAAGTTAATCCTAATCTTGTTCCAGATGGCTATAAGACTGGTCTCGTTAAGTGGATTGAGACGCTTGCCCTTGAGGGTTCTGCACTCACTGCTAAGAAAGAAGAAACCGAAGGCGAAGAGAAGCCTAAGAAGGTAGTCAACATTCAGGAAATCATGCGTGAAAAGGCTGATGAAGCCTTTGGCGACATTGAAGCACTGTTTGACGAATTTATTGATTCGGGCTGCTCTAAGGATTTCAGCGTTGACAAGAAGGTGGTAGGCGCACTGGCTACTCGTAATATTCTCCC